TAATTCAGTTCTATTTGATGAAATACTTTTAATATAATATTTAGAATTAATATCACTTAAAAATATATTTCTTAATATATTATATGTAATATTAATACTACCTTTATTATATCCTGAACTTATTATGTTTTGAGTTGGATTTAAAGATATATTTGAAACAGTATTGTTAGGTGTTACTTGAGATTGATTAAAATATCTATAATTTAAAGTACTATAATCAGAATGTAAAAGTGCATTATCTATACTATACACATGATATTCTATATAGTCAGTAGGTTTACCAAATTGTTTAATAAGGTCAACAGATTGAATTAAATTTTCATCTTGAAGTGAATACTTTTGAGATGTAATATTTTGAGAATTAATTTGTGTTATATCGACCATTTAATTGTAATGTTGTTTCGTTTGCTTGTAAAAGTTCTATTTTTAATTGATTTATTTCTTCAAGTAATGCTTTAATAGTTTCAGATTCTTGTTGATATTGAGTATACTCAGTACTTTGTGTAATTAAGGTTTCATGAGAATTTAGCCCTTTTTTAGGAATATCATAAAACAATTCATTATACATGTTAAAAAATGTTTGAATTTGGGAATCTATACTTTCTACATTGTTTAATAAAGGTTTATTTACTAATTCTGTAAATTCAGGATTAATTACTTGAGTATATGATTTTTTACCATATACTTTTTTTATTACAGGGACATTTATGTTATCCATTATTTATTTACTTTAAAAATATAGTCGTTATCAAAAATTATTGTATTACTATTTATTACAGATTTAATAATAAATTTATACCACCTTTCAGGTTCTATACCAGACATATAAAATTTAAAATAACTACCATTACTGTCTACACTTAATTTTGTATATGTAGTATCAAAATCAATAACTGTTTCGTTTGTATTTACATCTTTTAAAGCCCAATATGATTCAGACGGAAGATATTTATTAGTCATGTATACTGAACTAGTTGTAAAACTACGAACAGGAAATTTATCTCTTGCATTTACTCTAAAAGTTTGTATGCTGTTTTGATTATAATGAGATTTATTATTTCCTAAATTTATTACTGTTGATTCACTTGAAACTATACTTAAAGACCCAGTATTAAAGGAATAATCGTTCCATTTTAATTCTAAACATGGTGGGTATATTGTATGTGTATCAATAGAAAAATATTTAAGTTCAAATAAAGATGAAGTAGTAAATTCTGTTTCTTGTTTAATAATAAAACCATTATTTGAAATAGAACTACTTCTAAAAAGTCTTATAGCGTTTGTAACATTTAAATTAACATCTAAATCACTTTGATATGAAAATGACTGTGTAGCTGTTGGGTTTAAAGTAGCAGACCCAGTATACCAAACTCCACCACCAACATTTGCAGGTAAATATGAAGCTGTCATATATGCACTTAATGATGATGTAAAATTATCCCATCTAACACCGCTAGTGTTAACAGGCACATCACCATATTTACCTACACCCATTTCCCAATCTTGGGTTAAAGGGTAACATTCTAATGAATAAGTCGTAGGCATTCTAGAAGCATCAGCTAAAAACATTTTTAAAGATGCACTCCATTGATTTACACCAATATAATTAGTAAAAATATCTTCTATATCTTCATCATAAAATTTAATTAAAATTCTACTAGTTTCAGAAGTTGAACCGTTTATATTTGCAGTTGTTGATGCTTCTATGATTTCATCTAAACCTGTATTCATTGTAGGATAATAAGAATACACAGTTGCGTCTTTTTCAGGAAATATGCGATAAATAGCCATTAAATTATTTGTTTTACCTATATAAATATAGAAAAACAATAATATTAAAACAGTACATCTATATATTTACTATCTTTCCTATAATATCGTTATCAGGATACTTTATTTCAAATATGCTAGGATCCATTGAAGGATATACAACATTATTTACTGTTGCAGATTTAATATCATACCCATATTTAGAATATCCTAAACTTTCTCCTACTTTATTTTCTATTGATATGTTCATAATATTTTGAACACCTTTTACTCCCGATAAAATAGGATATAAATCTGATAAAATTATAGGTTGGTTAATTTGCCATTTACCTATATTAAAGTAGTTTTTTAAAGTTTCAATACATTTAAGTAATACTTCTCTACTATTAAACCCAGGTAAAGTTACAATATCAAACTTAACACCTATGTTTATAATAAATGCGTCATTAATATTAACAGCATCTGTTAACATTTTATATTGAGAAAGATATGTTTTTATATTTTCTTTTAAAGCATAAGAAGTTTGAGTAAGTTGATCGGACTGATTAGAACTTAAAACATACATATTTAATGCTAAAGGGTTATTATCTATAATGTTGTCTTTATTAGTTTGAGAATTTTGTTCTATGTATACTTTAGATACACTGCCATATTCTTGAGGTAAACTTAATACTCTTATAATATAGTCTTCTTTAGTTACAGCACGTAACTGAGTTGGGAAACTAGCTATTGCATTTTGTCTAATTTCATCTAATGTATCTCCATCTTTACCACCTGTTGCTGCAACAGAATTGTTGAAAGCTAATGATCCTATAACATATTCTGATAATGTGTTATCTAAATTTGTATTGTTAAATACTGTATCAACATTAAATATTTTAGTTAGTGTATTTGATGGAGCATTAGAAGATATACCTCCTCCTACTAAATATTCTATGGTTAGTGTTGTATTAGAAGGTGCTATACCATAAGTTTTAGTAAATAAGAAATTTTCAGGAGAATATGCAGTTGTAAGTTTATCTTGTTCAAAAGGTAAACCAATTCCTACATTATTTGGATTTGGAATAATTTCTTCATCAGTATCATTTGCAGTACCTGCCCCAAATTGAATTTGTAATGAACCGGAATCCAAAAATCTAGTTACAAATCTTCTTTGGATTTTATCTAATTTTAAAATGTAAGGTGTATCTCCTGAGTATTGGGATAAATTAGGATCATTTGTATTAGTGTTTTTGATTGAATTATACACCATTTCTTGTCCTAAATAATCAACTTCATACCATGTATCTCCTGAACCTGAGTCTATAATATCTAAAATTCCAACAATTTTTTCTGCATTTATTTCAACAGTTGAGTATTGAACTGGAGCTCCAAATTGAAATTGTGCTGTTTCAATAGTTGAAGAAATTGCTTTTCTTGTTTTTTTCAAAAGGAATTTAGTTGGTATTACTCCTGAAATTTCATATACTGTAACTTCTGTAGGGTCTCCAGAACTTGATACTGAAAAATCTATAGGGTCCTGAATTAAAAATGGGACTTTATTAGTTGTATTTTGCGTTACTGTTGAATTAGGTTCAATATATAAAGCATAACTAAAATCAGGCACATAAATAGATCCTGATTGAATAGCTGGTACTTGTTGATAAAAATTTACAAAAGTAGTAGCAACTTGAGTTACATTTGGTTTATAACCAAACATATAAGCTAATTCATATAAATTATTAGTTTGACGAGCATATTGTAAATATGTTTCTTGTAATTGATTATCTAAATAAAAGGCTAAAACATCTCCAACATAAGCAGCCATTTCCATAAACATCATACCAGGGGAAGCTGGACTGAAGTCATTATATGTAGTAGGGAAATATGTTCTAGCATAGTCAACAAGACTAGCTCTTAATTCTGTAAAATCTTTATTAATGTAAGATATGTTTCTTCTAATAGCCATTATGTAAATTGGATTTCAATTGCGTCATTTATACCTGTATTTTGAATACTATATGTAAGGTTAATTTTAACTTCATTTTCATCTTCATTAGGTACAATAGTAAATTCTTCTACTACTACATTTGGAAAATAAAGAGATAATGAATTTTCAATATTTGTTTGTAATCCTTCTAAATTTCCTTCTGTTATTTGTTGAAATACAAAAGTTCGTAAATTACCACCAAAAGTAGGATTTAAATATCTTTCGGGTTGATTTGTTAAAAGGAAATTAATTAAATTATATTTAATAGATTCTTGTGTAGTATATGTTGTTTTAAAAACAGCCGGAGCATTAAAAGGTAAAGCTACCCCTACCCCAACACTTGGTTTGGTATCTAAAGGGAATATTCTTTTTGCTCCAAATGCCATTATTTATTCATTAAAGCCATTATTTGATCTAATCCTACATTTCCTTCAGGTAATGCTCCATTAATAGCATCTACAGGTCCTTGTGGTTGAAATTGTCCAGCATAAGCTGTTGTTGCGGCTCCTCCACCTTGCATTTCCTCTAAAATACCTCCAAACATTGCTTGTCTTTCAGCTGGGGTTAATTGTTTTGGTTTTGATAAATGTGGTTGAGCATAAGTGTCTCTAAGTGACTCCGTAACAATTGTTTTAGGGGCACGAACAGCTTCCAATAGAATATCTTTTAATTCTTCTTGAATAGCTTCCCTTACTGCCTCTTTAATAATTTTTTTAAAATCTGATGGTTTCATTGTTTATAAATATTAAGTTAATAAGCTTTTAAATTGTCTCTGTCGATTATTAATTTTAATTCATTAATCAAAGTTAAATTATCAGTTGTAAACGATAATTCTGTTTGAATTAAATTAATACCCTGTTGGTTTTTACCAATAGCACGTCTACGATTAACTGTAGGTGTATATGGTACTTCTTCTATTTCAATAATAAATCCGTTATATGTTGTTTGATTAATAGTTTGTTGTGCTTGTAGTTGAGCATCAGCTATAGATTGAACTGATTTTGTTATTGGAGGTAATGTATTATTTGGGTCACATGTTTGTAAAACATTATCTATTAATTTTAAAGCTTCAACAGCTGTTAATATATAATTACCAATAATAGATAAAATTAATGCTGAACCTGCTAATACTGATTGATATTTAGATAATTTTGAGTTACCATATTGATCAAAAGTAACTTTTCTAATTAATGTTTGAGCATCATTTAATAAAGTTGTTATAACACCTGGAGTAGGTAAAGCACTAGCAGGAGGGGTTTTTAATGCTACAGATGTAACTATAGATGCTAAATCAACAGTAGTAATTATTGATAATACTGTGTTTAAGAAAAAGGATAACCCAGTAATAGATGTACCTAAAACTTCAATTTTATTTCCTATATTATTTAATTGATTAACTATTAAATCTCTTTGTTGTCTTAGTCTATTTAATTCAGCGGGAGTAAGACATACTCCACTAGTTTGATATTTAGAAACATAATCGGTAGTTAATTTATTAATAGAAGGTTGAATAATTGTATTTACTTGACTTCCTAAAATATAGATCAATTGAGGTAATTTAGCGGCTCCTTTAGCTTTTAAATTATCGGGGGTTGCTTGTTCAATAGCTGTAGCGTCAACCTTTTTTTCACTTGCTGATTTAGATTTAGCAGCAGTAGAAGCAGCTTCTTGTAATCGTTGTTGTTCTATATCTAAAGGTGAAGCCATTATACAGTATAATTATATTTAGATTTTAAAGTGTCTAAATTTGCTTGTAATGCTTGTAAAGAAGTATTTACTTGAGCAGCTGCTACATTCAATTGAACTAAAGGAGTGCCTGGTGGGGTTGATACTGCTGTTGAACAAACAGTCATAAATCCTGATAGATTAGAAATTAATTGGTTTAATAAATTAATTGTTTGGTTTCCTAATAATAAAGGTTCGTTTGCGTTCTTTGAACCAATATATGTATTTGTTGATTGAATTACTGTAGTTGGAGCATCAATATTAACACTTTCAACAGCATTTAAATTAATTGATTTTTTAGAACTAAATAAAATATGGTCTACGGATGAATTAAATACTAACCTTCCAGATGAAATTATAAGTTGATTTGATGTATATTGAGAAGGTAATATTGGGGGATTTGATTTATAACTAACATAAGAGGTACTAGAGGCATTTAATGGGATTTTTTGAGTTGAACTAAAATAAATAGATCCTAAATCTTTATTTATATCTTCAGTAATGTGTTGCCATCCATTTCCAGGATTAATACCTTGACCATTTCTTATTATCATTATAGGGTCACCATCAGTACCTGTTGATGACCAATCATTAGGTCTATTTTTAACAGTAGAACCAAATCTAATACTATTTCCCCATCTACCTTCATATATTACATCTCCTTCAAAAGGCAATAAGGGATTAATATTATCTCTTTCTTTAAAAGTTTCACCAAAATAAATTTCAGTAGGTTGATCTGTTACTACTCTAGGACTTCCTAATGTAGTTTGTAAGTAACTTTTTTGTTGAGTTTGACTTAAATTACCTTCGGCATATGGGAGAGCATTATGGTGGGGATGATTCCAAAGACTTAAAATGTTTAAATAATAAATAGATTTACTAGCGGTTGTTGCTTTAATTCCAATATCTGGTTGTCTTAGAATTACTACTAACTCATTTACTAGAGGATAATTTTTTACATTTGGAAATAAGGGTTTTGCTGTTAATCTGTTATTAGATGTAGATGTAGTTGAAACATCTCCAT